GTGGATGTAGCATGAGTAATTATATTTACAACGCTCACATTGATGAGTCTACTAATCGTATTGACTTTATTGAGCAGATTCTTAACGATGACGGCTTAGTTGGTATTGAACGTGCCGAAGGTGTTACTGAGATTACCGATGCAGTCATTTCCGCAGGTTTCCCAGATGACACTACTTTTATGGAAACTTGGACAGAGCAAGATCGTTATATGATTGATGGTGTTATTGCGAATGGCTAAGAACGAAATCATTAGGCAGGAATCTGAAGGTATTATCTCAATAGAAGGTTGGGTATAACGTGGCTTACATACCGTTAAAACTTCCGGCAGGAATAGCATCTGACGGTACTGATTTTGAAAACTCAGGCAGATGGCTAGATGGCAACCTAGTACGATGGGTTAGTGGATCACTGCGTCCTATTGGTGGTTGGACGCTGCGTAATGCCGAGGTTCAGGCATCGTTGCTTAAATATGGCGATTATGACCCTGACAATATCAATGATGACACTGATCCTGCGTATGCAGGCGCACCCACTACTGGCGTAGGCTACGGTAACAAATACTACGGCGGTCAAACTGCCATGAATGAGCCACCACGATCAATGCTTGCGTGGCTTGATAACAGCTACAACTCGCGCATCGTTCTAGGCTCTGCAAACATCCTTTACTCAGTCACTCACGGCGGCGAGCAATACGATATCACGCCACCAACACTGTCATTGGCTAGGATTGATGCAGCAGTCAACCAAGCATATGGCGGTTGGCTATATGGATACGGCTATTACGGCACAAGGCGTCCTGACATTGGTCAGATATTGGAAGCCACAACATGGTCACTTGATACATGGGGTGAGTACCTAATTGCCTGTGCATCAACAGACGGCACTATCTTTGAGTGGCAGTTAAATACAAACGTATCACCTGCGCCAATAGCTAATGCACCAACTAACGCAAAAGGCATCATCGTTACTGAGGAGCGTTTTATCTTCGCTCTAGGTGCTGACGATACTTCGCTTTCAGGCAACCCGCGCAAGATCATGTGGTGTGACCGCGAGGACAATACAGTCTGGACGCCTGATGCCACCAACGAAGCTGGTGATATTGAGCTACAAACAGGTGGTCGCATTCAATGTGCATTGCGTGTTCGTGGTCGTACATTGATATTGACTGACGAAGATGCTCACTTGGCAACCTATCAGGGTCCGCCATACGTTTATGGTTTTGAACGTGCAGGTACATCTTGTGGCTGTATTGGTAGAAAAGCTGCGACACAGGTAAGAGAGGGTGCTTTCTGGATGGGTCACGGCGCGTTCTTCACGTTTGACGGTTCATCTACAGTAAAGATTCCATGCACTGTAACTGACCATGTATTTCAGAACATGAACTACAACCAAATCTCAAAAGTGTACTGCGTACATAACGCAGCTCAGGCAGAGGTATGGTGGTTCTATCCAAGCTCATCATCGCTAGAGAATGATAGTTACGTTATCTACGACTATGTTGATAACTACTGGAATGTGGGCAAGATTCGCCGAACCTGTGGTATTGACGCGGGCGTTTACGACTACCCAGTATGGGCTGACGAGAAAGGTAATTTGTATCAGCATGAGGTTGGCTTTTTCTACGAAGATGCAAGTAACGAGTACAGCTACGAGCAGTTTGTTGAATCTTCATCTATCACACTAGGCAACGGTGATCAGGTGATGAAGGTCACACAGCTTGTTCCTGACGAAAAAACACAAGGCGAAGTTACCGCTAAGTTTAAGACCAGATTCCATCCTAACGACACTGAGCGCACATACGGCTCATACACAATGAGCAATCCAACCTCGGTGAGGTTTACTGGCAGACAGATTCGTATGCGTATCGAGTCTGACTCAAACGAAGATTGGCGTGTAGGTATTATGCGTGTTGACGCTGAGCCTGGTGGAAACCGGTGAGAAATATACCGCCACCGCCATACGGGGCGAGTTGGAAGCAATGGGCAGAGAAGCTCAACGCCTTTATGACGCGCACGCGCGACAAGCTAGGCTATCTGACGTTTGGAGAAATCCCTACAGACGAGGGTATTTTGCTGTGGGATCGCGTCACCGAGCAGGTTGTGGTATCACACGATAATGAGTGGCAGGGTTTAGGTCACAACGACTACGGCTCGTTCTACACCACGACTACTTTTACGGCAGCAGCAGCTAACACGGCGTATCCAATCACATGGACTAACACAGCAGGTAGTTATCACATTACCCGTGACGACACCAATACTAGCCGTATCTATTTCGATCACGCGGCTACCTACCAAATCGACTTTTCGTGTGAGCTGCAATCAGGCAGCAACTCAAGCAAAACAATCTACATTTTCCCTAGAGTCAACGGCACTGACATTCCCTACAGTACAATGGTGCATTCGGTTAAAAACTCAGGTGAAAGCCAGACGATTAGCCGGTCTGGTATATTTACGGTTGCAGCAGGGGATTATCTTGAGGCGGTTTACGCCGTCACAGATACAGCACTAAAAATTCAGGGTTCGGCAGCTACGGCATTTGCACCGGCAGCTCCATCCGCAACTCTCATGGTCACAGAGGTCAAAGTATGAGTGAGTTAGCACACGATCAGAGTAAAATAGCTGAGGAGCTTGTCAGATGCCGATTCTGGATAGAATCAGCCTTGGCGTACTCAGGTGGTACTCACGAATACAAAGATATTGTGGATGGCGTGTTAAGCGGAAATATGCAGCTCTGGTCAGGTGATTCAGGATGTGCAGTAACCGAAATAACAGTGTATCCTAACAGGAAGATTTTACATGTCTTTCTAGCTGGTGGTGACATGGATCAGATTCTCGACTTTGAAGAGTCTGCTATCCAGTTCGCTAAGATGAATGGCTGTGACGCTATGACCCTTGCAGGGCGCAAAGGTTGGGCAAGAGTTCATCGAGACCGTGGCTGGAAAGAGCAATTCGTTACTTTAATGAAGGAATTTTGACATGGGCGGCGGTGGCGGCAAAGGCGGAAGCCAAACTCAAAAGACTGAAATCCCTAAGTGGATTGAAGAGCCTGCGACTCGTAACTTAGCGCGTGCAGAGCAAGCTCAACAATTGGGCTATATGCCATATTACGGCATTGATGTAGCAGGATTTACTCCGACTCAACAAGCAGCTCAGCAGATGAATATCGATGCTGCTAACGCATTTGGGATGATGCCGTCAGGCTATTCAGGTTTAACTGCATCGTCAGGCATGCCTAGCACTATGACGCAAGGCGGTATAACTGGCTACTCATCTGCTCCATTGTATGAGCAAGCGGTTGCTGAGGCACGTTCTCGTCAACCTGAATCAGCGGCAATCTACGATACGCTGTTCGGACAACAGACCGGCTATGCTCCTAAAAATTCAACACCAGAGCAAACATTAGCAAACAGGCAGTATACAATGTGGAATGTTCTTGCTGATGGAACAATGCCACCAAGTGGCAGCTCCATTGAAATGCCTTTTGGCGCTAATATTAATGTTTAAGGAGTAGATCATGGCAGGCGCATCAGGCGGAGTAACCGCTAACCCAATGCAGCAAGCAGCAGGCGCTCAACAAAGAGCTTTGGCTGGCACTGCTGGCGCAGGGACTATTGCAGGCACTGACTTAGGTGCTTATCAGAACCCATACACTCAACAGGTCATTGACGCTTCTGCGGCAGACGTATTACGCAATGCTCAAATGGGTCTTAATCAGTTAGGTACTGATGCTACTCGCGCAGGCGCATTTGGCGGTTCACGTCATGGTGTTGCGATGGGTGAGATGGGTCGTGGTGTTGCATCATTACTAGGTCAGCAATCAGCTCAGTTGCGCTCACAAGGCTTCATGAACGCTCAGCAGATGGCTCAGCAAGATATCCAGAACCGCATGAGCCAAGCTCAGCAGCTAGCTAACTTAGGTCAGCAGTCATTCGGCTACGGTCAAGCGATTCAGTCTGGCTTGTCTCAACAAGGCGCTCAGCAACAGGCATTGCAGCAAGCTCTTATCGATGCAGCAAAAGGTCAATACGCAGGCTACACAGGTCAGCCGGCTAATACCTTGGGTTATGTATCTAACGCATTGGGTGCTACTCCAGTACCACAAAGCCAGACAACATCTAAGCAACCTGGCTTGTTTGATTACCTAACCCTAGCAGCTACAACAGCAGGTGCTTATTACGGCGCTAAGTCTGACATTAG